CAAGTAATGATTTGCGATTCAGGAGTAATGATGCCACCGAACATTTTTTTTGTGTTGACCAGCTAAACTGCTGTCGGGTTCGCCAACGAATACTACCATGTCCTTGTTGATGAGTAAAGGATCCTTAGTAGTGAACGGGCTGTAGGGTACGAACTGTACAGATTGGTTTTGAGTAGGGACGACAACAACGCTGTCTTGGAATTCGAAGAAGTGATCTTTGTCTTCACAATCACATAACACATCTTCACCGGATAACATTCTTACAATTTTAACTGACATAATAAATTACCTTATAATAAAAAGGGGGTGTCACCACCCCCTATACTTTCAAGCGATCGAAGCTATGGCATACACATATGAGGAACCGAACACCAATACTAGTGCTACAATTCCGTATGTATTCAAGCGACGATACAAACGTACGGGTTGGTCGTTCATTTTAGATCTGCCTCCGTTAGCAATCGTGAACCAATGTCAATACTACGGGGACGCTTCTCTTCGGGGACTTCTACTCTCAGATCGATGACGAGTAAGCCGTCAATGAAGTCAGCTCCATCAACGACAACATGCTCCGATAGTCTAAAGGTGCGGGTGAACTTCTTTGCAGAAATGCCGCGGTGGAGATACTCACGTTCAATTTCATCTTTCGAAGTAGGACGACCATTGCCTTGAACAACAAGGATGCCATCTTTGACTTCTACTGACAGGTCATGTTTAGCATAACCCGCAAGTGCCAGCTCTACAGAGAATTGGGTTTCAGTGCGCTTGACTACATTGTGCGGAGGGTAGAGTTTATTATCCGCCATGTCTGACAGACGCTCAATCTCCGACCATACGTGATCAAAGCCGATGAAGTGTGAACGTGGAAAAGAAAATGCTTTAGTTGCTACCATTGTGGTGCCTCCTTAATTAAAAGCAAGGTTGTTGTCTACTGACCGGACCATCCGCATCAGCTTTATTATTTATCCGTAAGGATACGGTATTACGTGACTAATGTCAACGTAATTGATTGTTTTCTTCAATAATGAATATAACTATCCGAAGCTCTGCCACGCTTGCCTGACATTAGTAGCTTCTTCTAAGGTTGCACACATCTGTGTACGACTGGGTTTGCCATCGATCTTCTCAACGACAACGTATTGCATTACGGTATCAGTAGTCTCGCTTAACCACTCGCTGATTACTACTTCTTTCGTCCTATTGTGTACTTCGCTTCCAGTGTCCATTCACTTTTGTCCTTATGAGGTATAATCTTAATTTGAGACATCGGGGCAACAGGATCAGCTGACTTACTGGGATCTACCAGCTTGATCAACCCCCAATCGCCCAATAGGTTTGCAATTGTATTACGACGTGCAGTGTCCGCCTGATCAAAGTTTGCAGGTTTACCATCTAAGGCAAACAATTCTTTGAAGTGGACAATGTAGTACTTGCCCTGCTTGTGCAGCACGTGACAAGATTGGAAAAGTGTTTTATCTTTACGAGAAGCAATTCCGATACGCGTTAATGTTTCGCGGACCTTGAGGAAATCGTCTTGCGCTTCTAAAGTGACTTCAATCATTTGATCGACTGTCGTTGTCATTACTTCCACCCTTACTTTGACTCTTGCTTATTATTGTCAGTTGGTCTTTAGTAAGTAGGTCAACAACCTGGCGCGCCTTGTCCTGACTGTAATCATAATATTGCATGACAGTAGACACATCATCGTCAGGTTGCGGCTTATACCACTTGCTATACCGCTTATTCTTTCTGATAATATTTATAAGAAAGTCAAATTGCATTTGGTTATCGATCTGATGATATCGATTAACTTCATTAGCGGCGTAGATAGTATCTATAAAATATGAAAGGCCACGGTTCACAACATACGGCTGATATAGCTTCTCAGCTAACTCAGGGTTATCGCTGTCACGGATCACATCTTCCTTGGTGTAGTTGATTGCGTTAAGATAGTCAAATGGATTCACAACCAATCAACCTCTACCATCAAAGCAGTCATACAAGCAACATTGTTGATCTCATGATCAGCAACAAACGCAGCTTTGTATTGATAGTCGGCAAGTGTTACAACTAGCTGCGGAATACTTTGCGGT